TCTCATTGCATCGATACCGTTTTTGCCTAAACGTTGAGGAACACCTTTGCGTATAATATTTCCAGTAGATGTTTTATGACTTTTAGTAACTTGGTTCCATCTATAAGATGTTTCAGCTGATCCAAGATAAGAAACATATTGAGTAGTATCAGTATACTGTGACGGAACATTCCACGTACCTGCAGTATCGTACTGGTGTCTCTGATAGAAAAAGTTTTTAACTTCACTGTTATCTAACAGCGGGCGAATATATGTATCATATAGTAAATCACTGTTAAGTCTGTTAGGAAGTGTCACTGACTTTCTGCTAGTAACGTTTTCTTCATACAAATATCCATCGTCGAAGTATTGAGTAGCATCACTGTATGTAGCAGTAGGATCATTGAAATCACGGAAACGACTGTGTCCGCTGTGTATACGATTTACACTTTTAATTTTTCTGATATTGTTACTTGCTGTTAACGGAAAAATACTATAATCTTCTGCTGTTACCATACGGTCTTGTGTAGCAAAAAATCTGCTTGCGTTTGATTTTATACTATCAATTGTTTCACGAGCACTAGCATTGCTTATTGTTTCTTTTAAGCTACAATCCATTATTGCAGTATATGTTGTGCCGTCACGTCCGATATAGTTGAACTGTATTGCAACACTACCAATGTCACTGGGCATTAGTCTGTATGTTTGATTAAGCCCAGTTCTATACCATACTCTTATAATACCACGTGGGATATTACCAAAATCTCCGTCTGCGAACACAACACTAATCTGATCATCTTCTCTTGAACTTACTGTAAAGATATCACGCTGATTGTTATTGATACTGTTATACACTGCACTTAGTCCAAACAGTCTGTCAATTTGTGTCCAATTCTTAACAACTTTACCTGCTTCGTCAATTGTTTGCACCCATATGTTGCCATTCGCAACATTTTCTGCGTTGACGTCAAGTACCATGTTAGGTAAACCGTTTTCAATATTAAAGTCTTGAAAATCTAACGATCCTTGTTTTAATCCCATAAAGAATCCGGTGTTAGGACTATCGAAACTACTATTATCGTCACGATATAGCAAGTCGATTACGCTATAAGGATCTGGTGTTTTTTCTTCTAACTTTCCTAAATCTTTGTTATAGTAAACACTGTGTGCTCCAAATGTTGCACGTCCGCCGTTTACTTTTCCAGAGAATGAATATACAACATCATTGTTTATACTATTTGTTCTATAAATTTCATTTCTAATATTATTTTTATCAATAAATTTATCAAACGGCTGTCCGAATTTACTGTTAGACTGTAAAACAGAATTTATTACTGTTAAAAAGTTTTGATAGTTTTCAGGGTTGTTTGTACCGCTAAACTGTACAAATCTGTTAGCAAGACTATTTCCGTTAACATCGTAAATTTCTTCGCTTGTTCTGATACTATCTACTTTTAAATAACCATTGGCAACAACATTTCTAGTAGGTGTGTATCCTAAAAACTCTGCAATACGCAGTGCACTTTCTCTGCGCTCTGCAGTACTTAAAAATGTTTCACGAGTATTGAGATCATTTCTAAATGCTAAGTTGTGGCCTAAGAATGCCATAAGTTCGATTAAACTTACAAATTCACTTGAACTAATCCAGTCATTGAAGTTTTCTGGATAGTTGTTATTCATGTATTCGACCATAGCATTACGGATAGTGTTAAAATCGTATGCTTGGAAGTTTGCTTGTGCAAAACTTTCGTATATTACACTAAAATCTTCTGCAGCAAATAAACTGCTCTGTCTTGCGCCCTGGGCCATTATGCTATCTCACCTACAAAATTCAAATATAGTTCTTCAGCAGTGCCAGTATCTACATATTCAACTTGAGCTGTTACAGAAATTGTATGCTCATCTGGTTTTTGTAGCCGACTGCTGATTAAGTTCCATCTCGGATCACTGTCTATGATTCGTTCAACGTCTTCTTGAATCACTGATTCAGTGTAAGCATCCATTGGCTCAAATAGCATATCCCAAATTATACTTCCAAATTCAGGATTAGCTAGACGTTCGCCTCTTCTTGTGTAAAAATGATTCATAAGGTCACGCTTTGCTAAATCCTTGTCTACAAGAATTCTGCTTGAAGCTTTTTGACCTATTGAACTATATCCGATATATGTTGCCATAATATTATTTATCGCTAAATTATATGGTAATATAATTCTTTAGATTCTGATAATAGTAGTGATAATATCCTGCGGTTGCATTGGTTTTGTAACGATAAGATTCGTTCCGTCTACCGTAAAGTCAAATTCATTTTGTACTAAGTCGCCGTTGATGCGTACTTCTAGTTTTTCAATTGGTTCCATTGCAGGAGCAGTTGGTAATTTGAAAATAACTGTCGAACTGTCAAATACATAGCGATTTTCTAACATTGTTTTTTTATAGTCGTTAACTATTTGCTTTTTAGAACTTTCAGGTGTGTATGGCAAGAATGTTTTTGTTTCTGCATAATATGCAAATCTTGCTCTTTTTAGTTCTTCAGTTGAAAGAGTTCGGGTTTCATTATTATTACGCATTGCAAAAATACCCTGTGTACGAAACCATCGTCTGGGCTTTTGCTTGCCGTAATCAGCTAATCTCAATACTGTTGCTGCTTTTATACAATGCTGTTTATTAAAGTTACTGCGCATAATTGTACTAGCAACATCATCCCACAATTTATTTGATATCTGTTCTTTCATATCATATATTCCTTCATTGGAATATACAAAGTGAATTTTATTTACTGCCCAAAAATATAACATCAATCCATCGTAAACAGATTGCGGAAGTTCTGTCAGGTTATATGTACTCAACTGACGTTTAAATAATTTTTGTTGTTGATTAAACTCAGATATCCACACATTGTATGATTCTTGTTCTGTTACTCCACGGACAACATAGCCTTCACCATACCCATACCCGTCGTATCCTACATACTTTGCAAAATTTAAAGCTACTAACTTAGCTTCTTCCGATATTTCCAATGAATTAATTGGAATTTCAGTTTCGAACCGTTCTTGATCTGCCAATGTAAAGTCTTGCCACACAGTTCTCAATTGATCGTTTAATTGTACTATCATACTACAGTTCCACTTACATCACTTTGCCATTCTCGTCTTGTTCTCGGGTTTGCATTATTTGCTTTAGGCACGGCGCCCGCATTAGACAGCATTCTTTGTTCAGGTACCCTACTAGGGACATTTCTTTGATCAGGGCCACGTGGATCAAACGAATCTGCATTTCTACTAGTAGTAGGTGTAGAGGGCACGTTACGCTGATCTCTGCCTCTTGGATCAAATGAATCTGGACTTGTTCTAGGTCCTACCATGTTCCTGTCAAAATGCTTGTCAACATATTCATCTGCATATATACTTGCTTTTAGTTCATTTTCCGAATCTTGTTGTGCGCTTCTTTTCGGATTCAATGGACCGCTGCCAGAGTTTCCTCCGCCGCCAGTGCCTGCTAGCATAAAATCATTTGTATCCGGATCAATTGGATCACTCTTTGCCTGAGCAGCCATTTTACTGTCTTGTACTAAATGTCCTTGCCAAGGTTCCGCTTCTGGAACACGATCAGCAATACTTTCCTTTACTTCTCGGTTAACAGCAAGTGCACCAACAGTCGGACGTACAGCTTGCAGTGCCGGAGGCCCATTTAGATCAATTAAGTCAGCTGTCAATCTCATATGCGGGCCAGCACGTAAGTGCATATTTTGTTTGGTAGTTATCCTCATGTCTTTTTGTGCAAACAATTGAATTTGATCATCTGTAGATTCCATTTGAATGCCGCCTATGCCACGAGCTCGTATATTGATAGATTCTGCATCTACATTAAATTCGTTTCCTGCATAAAAATTAATAGTATTTTTAGCATGTACACTTATATTATTTTGTGCATAAACATCTATGTTCCCTGTATCATCTATTTCAACCCAACCTGTGCCAGACTGATTAACAATATAAATGATTCTTGCAGTATCATTAAAAAGTATTTGTGCACCTTCTCCACTACGCAATCTAATTAAATTGTTTTTACCTTCTTCACGACTTTTATCAGGAACATAATTAATACCTTCCTTGTATGCTTCTGTGCCATCGTCTAACACTAAACTATGACCGCCCGGAGAGTTAAATCCGTTTACCCTACTAGGAGATTCACGTCGAGCGCCGCTACTGCCGTGGCCTCGGATCGCATCAAACGCAAGACCTTGCTTGTTAATTGCTTGTCCTACACTGTGTTTTTTTCTTGTACCATCATGCTTTTTATGAACATGGTGGTCGAACGCAGTATCTGTTGTGCCATCATCTGGATCCGGACTAGTAGGGTGTCCGCCTACCATTGCGTTTCTGTTTATGTCAGGCAATATACCTACTAAAAATCCTTCTTGCTCCTGTCCTGTGAATGCTACAAGAACTTGTGTGCCAGGCGACGGCGGGGTCCACGTCGAACCATAGTTGTTACTATAATTAGATCCTTGTACTGTGCCGCCGAATGGAGTCATTTGTCGTATTTTATGAAACTTATGTCTTTCTTCAATATCTTGCTTGTCACTAATTTTTTCGTGCCCTACAATATCTACCCAGATATGCTGTTGATATCTTTCGTCTGCTATGTCTACAACTTTACCAACATATAATCCATTTAAGCGTCTAACACCTTGTTGATGAGATCTATTATCAAATATCTGATCCGGCACTCCGATTGAGCTTTTATTAGATCCTGTAAATTTTCCTGCCATTATGATACCTTTAATTATCTATATATGTTTCGTAACCACGATGGAGCTCCGGCACTTCGTTCGCCGTTACCCCAGTATGCTTGTGAAATACTACGATTACCTGACCGTGTGTCTCTTCCGGCAGCAATGTCGAAATGTCCTGTGTTTCCGCTCATGTACCATTCACTCTGCGGTGCTGTGTGATCAGCCCATCCTATACTCGGATTAAATCCTTGCGCTGTTGCATTATTATAAAATGCTTGCGAAAACTCTGCGATTTTAGCACGATCAGCTGGGTTACCAACACTTAGTCTTCTGCCATCTACAAACAATGCAGTATCCGAAGCATTTCCTGTACCGTGTCTGCCACTTCGTGTATTTCCGCTAGTCCTAACTCCACTGGTAGTCTGCATTGTTACACCTGTTGCATCTGCAGATTGAACTAGTACATTTGACAAGTCAGAATTTAAGTCGGGTGCAAGACGGTGATTTGCATTAGTACCAGTATTTACCGGGTTACTAGCACTACCTGCTGCATCAGTATCCGGCGAAACCGTAGATGTGTTGTCTCCTGTATTTGCTGTTGTGTTAGGAGCTTGCTGTCTACTACTACCGCTGACATATCCTTTTAGTAATTCTTCATAGAGTAAATTACTATTTGTGTTGACATCTCGGTAAGACTTTAATAGCATTATAAACTGTCCGTTATCATATCTAGCTTGAACTTGCTGTACAACATATACGCCGGTTATAGTAAACTGACCGATCGAATCATCACTGCTAATACTATCAATGAGTCCAGTAACTGGGTTAGGATAAGTTGGGAAATTAAGATTTAAAAAATATGAAACGCCGCCTGTTTCGTATGCAGCTCCACCTCCGTTTGCTAGCCAATACGGATCTCCACGAATAAAGATTTGTTGCTGCATAAGATCACCGATCGCATTTAAATTTAATTCCATTGCACCTAACATACTAGATCCAATATCGTTCATTTTTTTGTCAGGTCCGCTAGTAGCTAAACTATTTACAGGTGCAAATTCAAACAAATGCGGAAGTGCTTCATTGAAATCGGTCGACCCTCCGCCGTATAAATCGCTTTGCGTAATATACTTCGAACTTGCAGCAGGCAGATTCTGACTTGCTCCGTATCCTGCACGCATTTGTTCTAATGCACGCTGATATGATAATTCGGCTTCGGATATTTGTATATTTAACCTACTAATTGTATCTTTTAAAGCATTTATTTTAGCTTGACCTTTTTTTAATGCTTGCATAGTTGACGACCCTGGATCAAAATCGCCTGCAGAAACTCTGCGTTCAAGAACTTCATTTTCTCTAGTAAGGGATCTTAGCTGACTTTGCGACTCTTCTTTTGCATCTTTAAGTTTATCTGACTTTTGTTTTGTTCTGTTTGTTTCTTGTTGGTCAGCTCTACTACTACCAACAAACAAATTATGTGTTCCTCGTAGTGCACCACGATTTAGCGACTGGATCGCATAGTATGCAGTATCTAGTTTCACTTCAAGATCAATCACTTCAGTGTTTAATCCAGTAAATGTATAATCCAATCTTTTCTTAATAAGACCTTTGTTAAACATGTTTCTGAGTCTGTCACGCTGTGTTTCTTTTGATCTATGCAAAGATTCGTGACTCACTGGATCATGCATTAGTGTAGGTGCAATTATACTATCAACAGAGTACGTAATTTCTTTTGCATATCTTTTGTTTAACGCATCATACATAAAGTATTTTATATCTGTTTTAACTTTTAGCCATTTTGTTAGTTCTGCTAACTTAGTGGGATTAGCTTCGCCTGCATCCGGGTCATCTTTAATGAATCCGCCCTTGTCTGTTAAAATCTTTTTAAAGTTTTTAGTCTGGAATAATGCAAGTGCAAGTGCACTGTTTATTGCAGTACCCTGAGAAAATGTAAATGATAACTTTTGATTTCCAGATACGCTTATACCTTCAGTTGACTCTAGTGCAGCAGGATCGACTTGATCAAACTTCCATCCGCCCCATTCTTCTGCAGTAGCGTATATGTACCTATCAGTTTCTAATCGATGCATATCGTTTTTAAGTTGTTCTTCAAGTTGCTTGTTGTGTTCTTCTTGAAATTTACCTAAAAAATCTCCAAAAGTTTCTACATCTAAGATTGTTAAGTCTTGTTTCAAATGCAATTCAAGTCTACTAAATGCTTGGTCTTTTACTTCAATGAAGTTACCATAATATGTACTTGCGCCATCCTTAAAGTCAAATGTTAACCCTTGCAAAATAGTTTTATAGTAATAAGGTCCAATAACACTAGATGAATTTCCGCTCCAGCCTACTAGTTCCAATTTTAAAATATAACTAGCTTGCAAGTGATTTTCGATGCCTAATCGTTCTGCTGCATACACAATTCGATTAAACATTGTAAAGCCACCTGGCTCTAAGAAAGTCATTGCAAACTGATTTGCAATTGCGTTTCTGTTTTCATTTGCAAATGACAATGCCATATCTTGTACTACAGATTCAATGCTAATTTCGTTGTCAACACCTGTTTGACTAAGAATAATAGTTTCGTTACCCTCTGTCAGACCGGCTGGATCTTTATGAGCATTAAGTGGATGTACTATGTATATTGTCCAATTATATGTATAGCTATCAAACTTGTTTAGTGGGTTTTCAATATATCCACTAGA